CTGTATCTCATCTACAAATTGGTCGTACGGGATAACACTTCTATCCTCTACCAAAATGGCTTGACACGAATATATTTCTTTTTTATCCTTTGATATTTTTACCTCTCTTGTATCATAGTCGTATTCGGGCTTACAATCTGTATTTTCCGTCATATCCCATATAAAACCTAATGACACATAATACACTCCGTCTTTTTGAACTATATAAAGGTCGTTGTTTATATATTCTGCCGGTGGTGTATATTTACTTGCTACTGCCATATTATCATCTTCTTTCTTTTCTGATATTGTGGCGGTGCTTGTTTGTGCATCATACTGAACGTCTTTTCCCAATGCCTCACTTACTGCTCTTATAGGCAAATACGTTGTATCATTGTACAGGAAGTTATCCTCTTGTACTTCTTTACCGTCCACAACAACTTTTATTGTATTCGGCAAAACATTTATATTTTGCCATACATCGGTCGCATATGCTCCCACGCACGATATAACACCCATAACAAGCATACCGCATATAAAACTTTTAATATTTCCTTTCATAAAAAATACCTCCTTTGTGATACCTAAATTGTACCACAAAGGAATAATTTTGTAAACATTTTTTATGAAATACCTGTTATAAGACCACCCGAAACAGTTACCGTTTTTCCGTCTGCTGTTTGAAATGTTCCGCTTGCTCCCTGTTCAAATACCCATTTTCCTACGCCGTGTGTTGCTCCGTTGCCACCATATAAGATAGTATTCCCCTGTAATTGTATATATGCTTCACTGATACTGTTATATACTTGGAAAACCACTTTTCCGTTATAATACAATATTAAATCGGCATATCTTCGACCATTACTGCTCGGTGCATTACACCACAATCCGTACTTATTACCGGCAGCGTCGTAACTTTGGATACCGTTTTTGTCTATAACAGTTCTTGCTTCTGTATCTGTACCCGTCGCAAATATACCCGTTATCGTTACATTACCGCCCTCGTCCATTTTGATTGTTTTCTTCTCAAGCTGATTGAACAACTCAAAAACAAATTTACCGTCCATATTGCCGAGATTTATACGACGTCTGCCCTTGTCGTCCTCTATGTATAACAAATCACCGTCCAACAGTAACTGTTTATTATCAGACCTAACGGGGTTTTGGGTACTGTTCACCGTACCGTGGAAGTAGCTTGTTTTCAGCTTGTTTGCTCTGCCTGAATTTTTCTGAATAGTTTTAATCAGCTTACCCATATACCACGCGTGGTAATACGCATTAGCCAATGTAGGCTGACCGATTGTTACTGACGGCTGTTTTGCACTGTACGGATAATATGTCATTGATACAATTCGTTGTTTATGTTCGATATTATCTTCAAAAACGTGTACTGTATCACCCAAAGAGATTTTATAAAAATCACCGTATTCAGCGAGTTTACTCAAATCAACCACATCACCCGTGATTGTCAGTTGAGGGCGGTCAAGTCTATACTCGTTACCCTCGCCCTTTAAGTCCCACTCACCAAACGCCTTTAGCTTTTCGGGGTCATCGTAATCGCTGTAATCTCGGTACGCCTCACGAATACCGTACTTCTCAATACCCTCTTTACTGTCAATGTACGGCTTACCGCCGTTTACTGATGAAATCGTCAAATCGTCCTTGCCGTACATATACAGTCTTGTTGTCAGTTCTTGCGTGTTTCTTTCGACAGAAAGACTTGTCATATTCTTCTTTATTGACATTCTCACGCCGTTATCTTTTCCGATACGCTCAACCACTGCAAATCGGTAATTGTCGTAGTATATTTCACCTCTGCCGTAAGCCTCTATGACGTTTTGAATTACGTCATAAGTATTTATCTTATCAGTCGGGTAAAAGTCGATTTTAACGCCGTCTGCGCCTATTCTCGTCATACCCATTTCCTTAAGTTCACTGTCGGGTATAAGCTCAAACTTTGTATCGGCTATCGCAAGTTTTATAACATCGTATGGGTCAACACCTATTGTTGATTTTGTCACGTCCGTATCGTTGCCGATTGTCGGCAAGTGATGATGAAGTGCGTCATCATAGAATATTCGGTTAGCTTTCACCGTCATAATTCTTGAACCGCTGTAATCTCGCTTTACAAGTGTAATGCGGTATGCTTGTCCTTCAACCGATACTATACGATTTTCTTTTATAAGCTCCGCTTTTTCGTCTTTCATAGGGTACTTAAAAGAAACTGTGTGCGTTTCCTGCAACCCCTCGAACACCGCCACTTCGTACGCCTTATTCAGATACGCAAGGCAACCGCCTGTGAAGTCTGTTTCGTTCCATTCGTGTAATTTAAAAGCCATGTTATTCACTCCATTTCATATTGTCAAAATCTACGTCGTACAAAAATTTAGGCGTGTAATTTATCTGTACAACTCCACCGCCTGTTACTGTTATTGTGTTATCCAATCCTGGGACAAGTTCAAAGAAATCGCCCGATATATCCGTCATAAGGCTTGTATTTCCGCTGTAAGCTATCTCTTTTTCGCAGTCAATAACAATATCGCCCGTATGCTTAACAGTGATATTTTTGCCGTTATTTCCTATTGTGAAAGGGCTTGTTGCACCTGTTATGGTTATAATAGGTTTGACGTGTATATCGCCGACATTCGGCACATTCTTATATGTGCCACTGCCATTCAATGTTAAATACTCGTCTTGTCCTATCGGTTGTTCTGTGTCGAGCGGTATTTCCGTATCAAGACAAGGACCGTCCAATGCGTCAAATATCAACTCGGAAAAAGGCTCTGCCTTATACGTCACTGACAAAACGGCTTTTCTGCCGTCGTGTTCGGGTGTATATGACACGCTGTCCATTACCCTTACGTTCCACTTGACAAACGGCATATCGTTAAAAATAAGCGTGCCTTTGCCCTTAAACCAACGGCTTATAGCGGTTAGCTTTTTATTTAATTCTTCGGTACTGTCCGCACCGATGTTAAAATCAATCTGAAATTTTCGTGTATTGAAATATTCGTGACCCGACACGTCAGTAAAATCATATTCACCGTCTGTTTCGTCGGCACTTACGGTAAACTCCTTTACCTGTGGAAATACGGGACGGTCCTTTGTTCTGACCGTCACTCGCTTAAAATCCGTTGTATTTTTGCCGTTAAATTCAAAACCGTTACGCATATCTTCCTCCTATAATCCTACGTATTTGTTCAATGCATCTTGTTTTTCTTCCGGTGTCATTTGCATGAAGTTATTTATGATCTTTCTGTTGTCGCTCATTGAATTATTTTCAATTTTGAAACTATCGAATTTGTCAAGCATTCGACTTAGTAAACTTTCTATATTACCGCCTGTCGCCGAAACCTTATCGGTTATCGTTGCTACATATGCAGATATGTTGATGTCGGCATTTTGCAATCCTGTAAGAATGTTTTTCTTGCCGTCCTCCATTTGCTTGTATTCAGCCTCAAGACTTTCAATAGTGGCATTATTCTTTTTCTGTAGTTGGTACAATTCTTCATCACGTTGCAACTGTTTCATTTGTTCCTGCAACTCTTTGTACTTCTGTTGTCCCTTATCAGTAACTGAATTTGCGTACACATCAAGTTGTGCCTGCACCTCTGACATATCGGTTTTGCGATCTGCTACGTCCCAACTGTCACGAAGTTCTTGCTCTTGCTTTGAAAATTCGTCTTTGACATTTGAAATATAGTCTTGTTGCTTTTGGAGCAGTTCGTCAACCGCACTTGATTGCGACTTGTACAGTTCCATACTGTACTTGTTTGTGTCGTCAATAAATTCCTCAAAACTGATTTTACCCGCATTGTAAAACTCTTTTACCCGGTCAATCTTGCGTTTTAGAAAATCTTCCTCGCTGTCACCATACTTATCCCAATCATCATATGTACTTCTTAACTCCTGCCAAGAGTCTGCGTCCTTTTGCCATGCCGAATACTCGTCAGCGTTCTTTTGAGCCACTGCGTCATAACGTTTTTCTTCAAGTGCCTGTTTTTCCTCGACGTATTTTTGATAATTGATAACGTCATTCGCATAAAATTCTTCAAGACGTTCCGCCTCTCTGTCGATACCTGCAATGTAGTCATCTATCGACATATCGTGATACTTCTGCTGATGCTCAAGCCAACTGTCAGAGTAACTTTTCATATCGTCATAAAGCGTTTCGCCTGCGTCCGACACGTTGTCAACATAATCGTCCCAAGTGATTTTTGCGTCTTGTAAATCTTGATAATTTCTGTCTTTTATACGTTTGAAAGCGTCAAGCGGTGTGTCGCCGTTATCACCCCAATCGTTTATAGCGCTGTGCTTTTCAAGGTATGCCTTTGACTGTTCGTTGAACTCTTTCGTCTGTTTCTGCATAATAGAGAAAATTTGTTCCTCTATATCGGCAATATCCTTGTCGTTCGACTTAAATTTCTCTTGAAATTCTAACCACTTTTCAAGTT